GGGGTGTAAAAGCAGTAGAGGTTCTTATGAATACTACTACTTTCAAGGGAATGATTGCATCTGAGTCTATTAAAAAGGCAATGAATCCACTTGGAGCTTCAAGCATTATTGTAACAAGAAATACAGCTAAACAGTTCATCGAGAACGAAACTGGTCTTGTAATTACATTATATGACAAGATGTTCAAAGATGAGCAGGGTGTAGACCAGAAGTATTTCCCTGATGGATATGCAACATTACTTCCTTCATATGCTCTTGGTAATACGTGGTATGGAACAACTCCGGAAGAGTTTGACCTTATGAGTGGAACAGCTGGTGCTTCAGTTTCTATTGTAAACACTGGAGTAGCAATTACCACTATTAAAGAGCCTCATCCAGTTAATGTTCAGACTATTGTATCTGAAATCGTTCTTCCTTCATTTGAAAGAATGGATGATATATTCGTAATCAAGGCGTTTTAATTAGAGAGGAGAGGTAATAATGGCTAAGATGTATTTTGGAAAAACCGTTAGATATGAAGGCACAGAATATCCTCCTAACACTACTTTTGAGGTCAAAGACACCGATGTTGATGGCCTCAAGAAAAGTGGTGGATGGTTGGTAGAAGAGCCTAAAGAAATAGAGGATGACAAAGACGAGAAAAGTGAACTTGACATTCTAAGAGAAAAAGCTCTTGAATTGGGAATTGATTTCAAGGGTAATTGGGGAGTTAAGAAATTAAGCGAAGCAATTGCTGACGCAGAACAAGCTTAGTAAAAGGAGGCGAGGTAATGACTATATTAGAAATTGTAAGAGCTAAAATTAAAGATGCAGCCATTACTGAGCTTGATATCCAATTAGCTATTGATGAAGTACAAATGGTAATAAAAAACTATTGCAGCATTGATGAAGTACCGGAAGAATTAAAGTATACATGGGCAAATATGGCAGCTGATTTAGTTCTTTACCAATATGCGTCAAATAATAGTTCAGATGATGTTTTGAGTGATATTGATGTAGGGGATGTTTCTAATATAAAGATTGGGGATACTCAGATTGCATTGCAGGGTAATAACTCAGAACGAGGTAAAATCTTAAAAAGTCATCGTCCTAATTTAGACCAGATTGTAATGAATAATAAGGAGCAGCTAAATAGGTTCAGAAGGATGGTGTGGTAAATGAAATTATCAAGTTTTGGTAAATTAATTACATCAACCTATACTGATAAATTAAGTATTAACCGTTATACAGAAATTAATAATCCAGATGGTACCATTGGTATGGGAATACCGGAAGAACCGTTGTACATGGATGTACAGTGCAGGATAAGCTTTAAACAAAGTGATAATCCGGAGAGTAATAAAGAAGATACTAATCCAATTTATATGCAAGTGAAAATATTCTGTAATTCTGAAGTTGATATTAAGAAAGGGGATATATTAGTAGCTCAAAGAATTGGTGATGATGGAAGCGTATTAGAAACCTATAATGGTACAGCAAACTTGCCATTCAAATATGTAACTCATCAAGAAGTATTATTTGCTGAAGTGGGTGATGCCTAATGTCAATGGATTATAGACAGTTTGAAGATTTATTAGATAGCTTCAAGCAGGTACAAAAGCAGCATGAAGCATTTCTAAGAAAATTTCTAACTGAAATGGGTATGAGGGCATTAGCCCAGACTAAAAAATTAACCCCTGTAGATACGGGAAACCTGAGAAATAGATGGGAATTAAGTCAAGTATACAGAAAGGGTGATAGCCTATATATAGTGTTATTCAATCCAGTAGAGTATGCAAGTTTTGTAGAAGATGGACATATGCAAAGAGCAAGATTTGTTCCCGGGTCATTCTTAGGAAGTAAGTTTGAATATATAGAAGGTTATCCGTTTGGAATGGTATTATCAAACAAGTGGATTCCCGGCCATCACATGGCAAGAATATCAATCTCAAAGATTGAAAGAGAAATACCAAAGAGATACGAAAAAGCATTACAACAATTTATGAAGGGATTGGGGGCGGCTGAATAATGGTAGGAGAAATTACAGGCGAAAGCATTAAAAGTGCAATAGCACTGAAACTCAAAAGCAGTTTTGCTATAACCAATGGGTCACCCCCAATAACTATATACCCGACAATCTATAAAGAAAAGATTGTTCAGGGGATGAAAAAGCCTTGTTTCTTCGTTTGGGTGATGGATGTTTCACAAGAAAAGCTCATGCGTAATAATTATACAAGAGATTATCAAATGAATATCCGATACCATCCTGAAGAAAAGGATACTAAAACTTATGAGACACTTTCAGATATTGGCAATAAACTATTGGACAAACTTACTTTGATAGATGTACCTATATTTATAGGGAGATATGATTCAGGTGGAGAACCAATAGAAGATAAAAAACCAGTACGTGGAATTCAGATGAGTTATGAAATAAAGGAAGATGTATTACAGTTTTATGTAACATATAGTATTAAAGCAAAACAAATGGTTGATGAAGTTCCTGATATGGGAACATTGGAGATTATTCAAAACTAAGAATTAAAGGAGGAAAGAAATATGGCTGGTGGAACATTCAAGTCACAGAACAAAATCAGACCGGGCGCATATATCAATTTCAAAGCAGTAGCTAAACCATTATCCAGTCTTGGAACTCGTGGAGTAGTTACAATGCCAGTAGCTATGAGCTGGGGAGCTGAAATTACGGAATTGCTTAGCTCAGAATTGATTGATGGCAAGAGCTTACCAAAGATTGGATATACTGCGTTTAATGAAGAAAGTCAAATCTTTAGAGAGGCCTTAAAGGGTTGTTATAAAGCAATCATTTATCGTCTTGATACTGGGGGTACCAAAGCAACAGCATCACTTTTACCACTTACAGCTACTGCTAAATATGCAGGAATCGTTGGAAATGAGATTGCAGTAAGTGTTGTAGCAAACGGAGCAAAGTTTGATGTTATTACCTTATTTAGAGGTATTGAAAGGAATAGACAAACAGTTACAACTATTGCTGAATTAGTCCCTAATGATTATGTAGTATTTAGTGGAACAGGTAATGTGGTTGCAAACGCTGGAGTTACATTAGCTGGTGGGTTAAATGGAACAGTTAATACTGAGACCTATTCTACCTACTTGGATAAAATAAAGGCGTACAAATGGAATACAATGGGCATTCCACAAGACAGTTCAACTGTAAATGCTAATATTGTTACTTTCATTACTAATATGAGAGAAAATATTGGTAAAAAGGTTCAGGCGGTTCTATATAATGCTACTGCAGATTATGAAGGAATCATTACAGTTAATCAGGGATACAAAACAGTTGATGAAACTATTAGCCCTACTACATTCGTTGCATATATTGCAGGCTTAACAGCTGGTTCAGATGTAGATGCTTCAAATACCTATCATGCAATTAATGGTGCAGTTTCAATCGTTTATCCTGAAGGGGTTACACCTTATGGAGATGAAGAAATTGAAGAAGCATTGAAAGAGGGTAAATTAGTTCTTTCAACAAGACAAGATGGTGTAGTTGTCATTGAGCAGGATATTAATACCTTGCATACGTTTACTCCTGATAAGGGATACGCATTCAGCAAGAACCGTGTTATTAGAACACTTGATGAAATCAATAATTCCACAGCATTGCTATTTGAAAGAAGCTATATTGGTAAAGTAGATAATAATGATGATGGAAGAAATATTTTCAAATCGGATGTTATCTCCTATTTGAATACGCTACAGAATATCGCAGCTATTCAGAACTTTGATAGTGCAACAGATATTCAGATTTATGCGGGAGAAGCCATTGATGCAGTAGTTGCTGACTTAGCAATCCAACCTGTAGATTCAATGGAAAAATTATACATGACTGTAATGGTCGGTTAATGAGAGGAGGAAAAATATATGTTTTTACGTGCTGGTGATACAATCAGTGGACAAGAAGGTAAAGCAACATCTGTAATAGATGGAAATGTGCAAGACATGTTTTATGTTAAAACCTTAGAGGCCACTTTCGAAAAGATTAAAGCTGAAGTAAAAACTCTTGGAAAAAGAGGTACTCAGCATAAAGGAACTGGATGGGCTGGTAGTGGTTCAATGACCATCTATTATGTTACATCCATATTTAGAAAAATGGCACTTAAATATGCCAAGACTGGTAAAGACACTTACTTCAATATTACAATAGTTAATGAAGACCCTACCTCTACTATTGGTAAGCAGACAATAGTATTGTACAACTGTAATATTGACAGTGTAATCTTGGCTAAATTAGATACGGAGTCTGATGTTTTAGATGAAGATATTGATTTCACTTTTGATGATTTTGATGTCCTTGATAGCTTCGGCAATCCGGTAGTATAAGAGGAGGAATATAAATGAGTAATTTGATGCAGTTTTTAATTGATAATCCGGTTGATAACCTTACAGATGAGGTAGTTGTTTCCCCAAGACTTGCAAAGTTCCCTTTCAAGATTAAGGGGATGGCTGGCCCGGAATTCTCTGAATACCAAAAGTTATCTACTAAAATAGGTAGACATAAGAAAGTGGAATTTGATAGCAAGGTTTTCAACGAACTTGTTGTTTTGAACCATACGTTAGAACCTAATTTTAGAGATGCTGAAAGTATTAAGAAAGCAGGATGCCAGACACCTGAACAGTTCTTATATAAGAGCTTACTTGCTGGCGAGATTGCAGAGCTTTCACAGCAAATTTCTTCATTGTCAGGTTTTGACCGTGATATGGAGGATACTGTAGAAGAAGCAAAAAACTCCTAAGGGAGGGTGATGGTGAAACGTGGTACGCTTATTATGCGTTAAATAAATTCCATTGGGAACCATCACGTTTTGCCAACCTCCCTTTCAAAGAGAAAGCAATGACTATTGCAATGATTGACGAAAGGTTGGCAGAAGAAAAGAAAGAGAATGCTAAAATAAAGAGGAAAGGAGGTCGCAGACGCTAATGGCAACGGTAAGTAATACAATTACAATGAAAGATAAAATGACTCCTGTTCTTAGAACAATAATTAAATCAATGCAAACAACAGTTGATGTTATGGCAGGAATTGACAAAGTAAGTAATACAGCTTTCCGTAAAATGCAAAGAGATGTCCAAGCGGCTTCTGATGCTCTTGATGATTTTAATCGTGGAGCAGAAGAGATTGTTCCAACAGCTCAACGAGGAGCTAATGCCTTTGCTAAATTGAGAAATCCATTAGTTACTGCGGCATCCGCTATATATACTATTAAATCAGCCTTGCAGGGGTTATCATCGGTAACTAACGTCTCTGACGATTTTATCTTGACCAACGCAAGGCTTGATTTAATGAATGACCAGTTACTTACAACCGGAGAACTTCAAGATGCAATATTGGCTTCAGCTCAAAGGTCAAGAGCAGAATATGGAGCAACAGCATCATCTATTGCAAAGATGGGTATTTTAGCAAATGATGCTTTTAATAGTACAGAAGAAATTGTAGCTTTTACTGAACTAATGAATAAGTCATTCAAAGTTGGTGGAGCGGGAATTCAGGAACAGACCTCAGCAATGTATCAATTAACTCAAGCAATGGCCGCAGGTAAATTACAAGGTGATGAATTT